ATTCGCGTTTAAACTCTGCGCTGAAATTTCTTTTTTTCATTGGAGCACCTGTGTTGTTCTGAGGTGAGCATATCACCTCTGTTCAGGTGGCCAAATTCAGTGTGCCACTACACACCGGCAATGAAACAAGGTCGACTATGGCGAGTACGTGAGGACGCAGAGTTAGTTGGAGAATTAGTTACTCCTGTCATTAAGAAAAGTGATTCTATTATTCTACAAAGGATTTTAAGTAATGGCAGCCAGACCACGTAAGAATAATGTTTCAGTCCCGAACTTGTATCCGCTCTATAGCAGAAAAGTAAATAAAGTTTATTGGCGATATAAGCATCCAGTGACCGGGAAGTTTCATTCTTTGGGCACAAACGAAGCTGAAGCCATTGCTATTGCCACTGAGGCCAATACACGCCTAGCTGAGCAAAGAACCCGGCAGATTCTAGCTATCAGTGACAGGATCGCAACCAGCAAAGGAAAAGCAATCACAACGTCAACCTGGTTAGATCGCTATCAAGCAATCCAGGAAGACAGACTGAAAAGTGGCGATATAAAGCTCAACACCTATAAACAGAAAGCCAAACCAGTATCCTTGCTCAGGGAACGAGCAGGACTGAAGTTAATTTCAGCCGTTGATGTCAGGGATATAGCCCAGTTGCTTGACGAGTATATCGCCGCCGGACAGCCGAGAATGGCGCAAGTAGTTCGTTCCGTACTGATTGATGTTTTCAAAGAGGCGCAACACTACGGAGAAGTCCCCCTGGCTATAACCCGGCATTAGCCACCAAACAGCCCAGAAGAAAAATTACCCGACAACGGTTAAGTCTTGAAGAGTGGCAAAAAATCTTTGATATCGCTGATGCCAGTCATCGTTATATGGGGAATGCCATGCTGTTAGCACTGGTTACCGGCCAGAGGTTAGGTGATATCTCGCGTATGAAATTTAGCGATATTTGGGATGATCATCTCCATGTCATCCAGGAAAAAACCGGGAGCAAAATCGCCATCCCGCTTTCCCTGCGTCTCAATGCGATTAAATGGAGTTTGCGCGATGTAGTAGCCCGCTGCCGTGACTATGCTGTCAGCCCATACCTTGTACATTTTTTTCGTACTACCTCACAGGCTGAACGCGGCGCGCAGGTTAAAGCCAATACATTGACGATGAATTTCAGTAAAGCGAGGGATTTAGCAGGAATTAACTGGGGTGAAGGTTCTCCCGCAACATTTCATGAACAAAGGTCTTTATCAGAACGTTTGTATAAAGAACAGGGTTTAAATACACAAAAACTACTTGGTCATAAAACGCAACAGCAAACCGATCGTTATCATGATGATCGAGGTAAAGGATGGAGTAAAGTAGCGTTGTAAAGCATTAAGTGCCTTAACGCCACCTTGAATTTCGAACTACACTTGAAAAAGAACCAAACAGTCCACTTTGAGCAAAAAGCAGAAGTTCGCAGTTAATCTCGAAACCTAATAGTTACATTACTAATATTGTGACGTGTTAATCAATGGAGAGCAGATCAGTTATTGAGCTTAATTTCAATAGATACCAAGCTCTTATGCATAGAGCTTGGTATCTATTTAATAAAATGGAACTACGAAATTAGAACAGAAATAAAAACTTCAAGCATTACTACAAGTCTGACATAAGAGCCAAACACATAACCCGTTCCCAATGATTCACAAAAGGCGATTTATTAATTATTGTTTGAAATATAAGGTGTTTAGCAGCATTTTTATCTCTGGAGAGTGGTAGCACTGAGTTATATAGAGCTAAAAGTACAACTAATCTCGCACTAGCCTCTTTCGAATATCTTAAAGACAAATCAAAATCGTTAAAATGTTTTTCCACTCTTTGTTTGTGTGCTTCATCCCAATCAGCCGGTGGAGAAACAAAATACTCAATAACTCCTGGCTCATCATTTTTGCCAGCCAAGTATCTAGCCGATATCCACTGTTCATCATAATAACGGCTATCGTCTAAATAGGGATGTATGATCTGTTCTGCTTCATTTCTTGCAAAAACTTCCCCTTTGCCATCCATATTACAGTCTCGACAAGCAGGCACCAGATTAACTGGCAATATAGAAAACTGAGGATAGTAAGCTTTAGGCAAATAATGATCTAAATTTCGAGGGCGCCCAATTCCACCACAATATGGACATTTTTCATTAGCAGCAGTAATCAGGGAATCATAAATAGCTCGAGCAGGCTTTTTCTTCCCAACAACATAATTGCCATAAAGCTTAACAAAGTCAGATTTCTTTAACCGACCGACAACAATAGGGTCTTCCTTATCTTTGTTTTTCAATGGTTGTATTGTATAAAGCTCACCAGTTGATGCCGATGCGCTATATGAAGCTGCCAGTGTTTGCAAATCAGTTATTGCTTCATTTACTTTCAGCAACAAGCCCGGATTACCGGTTATGCCTTCGCGGCAACTAGTCAGCATATCGGCATATGTGTAAGCAGGTTGTTTAAGTTTCAACATTACTTAACACTCCGATCTCTGTGTGTGACAAGCGCTTTTAATAGAGCTCGAGCTTCAACACCAAGCTGGTTACGATACTCATCAACTATCTCCTCATATGTTCCACCTGACTTAACTGATTGGACTAATAAATCGTGAAAACCAGATTTGACAACTTCAAGACCAAACACCTCTCTTGTTAAGATTCCTACATTCTCACCAAATGTTTCAATGTCTGGCCTGCGAGATTCGGTAGATAATCTAGAACGATTAATTTTCCAAACACATCGTTTAGGGACCTCTTGAAGTACCACAGGTGAGTGAGTAGCAATAATAGAAAGACCATTTCTGTCAAGTAGCAAATCAGACAGCGCACGAATAAAAGCAGACAGCAACGGAGGATGAAGATGGCTCTCTGGTTCATCAATTAGCACTAACGTTTTTTCTTCTACCGTTGCGACTAAACGTGTGAGTGTTAATAACACAACCGCATGACCGGAACTCATCCTTTTTATACATTTCCGTGCATTACTAACGAGCATCTCATCATTGTATTCCGCTAGATTTTTCAGCTCCATGCTTGCAAAATTTTCATCAGACTCCAAAGTATCAATGGCCTTCAGCCATCTTTCACGCTTAGGATGCTGGCTAAAGCATAGCGTCAAAGCTTCTAGAAAGTCTTCATGAATATCATTTAGCCCTTTCAGCGACTCTCCTTTTTTTTTCAAACCTATATAGAAGTAGCAAGTTCCCTTTGATGGATCAGGTTGTTCACTTGGTGGCTCGAATGGATCGAATGCGCTAAATGACACAGAGACTAAACTACTAAAGTAATCATTATCAATCGGGTCTTCTCTCCACCCCTCCAGATCATAAAATTTTGCGTTCGACGTACCTTTACTGGTAACAGCTTCAATCATTCCATTTAGAATCGTCGTTTTCCCCACACCATTACGACCTATGATCGCATGAATATTGGTACTTGGTTTTTCTCCTACTTTTACCTTAAATGATAATTCAATATCGGAAATTTTGTCTTGTGCAGGGCGAATGAACTTAAACTCAAAATTAGTCAGTGGACTCTTTCCCTCAAGCACTCGCGCAAACTGTCCTTTAATAACAGACAGGCTAACATACCGAAGCAAAGACGTTTTAAAGACCGCTTCATTCTTAACAAAATCTATAAGTTCTGGCGTATAAGCAATATCTTTGAGCGCCTCAAGTAACGAAACTTTGACGGATTCTGGTAAATTTGAAATCCTCTGATAATAGTCGACATCCTGACCAACGGAAAAATATCCTTCTGGGAGAATTTTAAACCTGTCCCCTAATGTGGAGTAAGTTGATTGTTGAGTTGTTTGTCCTTGAAAACCAATCTTGACATTCCCAATTTCATGGCGTTCACCTTTCTGATCAAACAGATACATGTAAAACATTGTAATGAATGAAAAGTCATTCCAATGATCCACATGCAAGTAAGCCGTACTAATGCCTGAGGCAGGAATACGTTGGTCTCGGGGTACAATAATGATATCCATATAATTTCCGAAAATCTTGTTTTGTTGAGACTCATTGAATTATATCAAAAACAACAACAGAAACGTAAATGTATATTGCGAGAAAGTTAAATATATAAGAAAACTCGAGTACCCTCAGAAATTTTAATTATTAGTTAAAATGATTTACATATTAGCCACAATCAGAGTATACCAAACCATTTGACACAACAATATTCTAGTAAGCACAGCGTCTGGCGCATAACAGATCTTAAATATTAACGGCCATCCACCAGCAATAATAAAAAGCTGAGGAATGCCCCGAGGGAACCTAGCAGGAGAACTGCCATCTGGCAGCCCCCCAACAACCAAGGGGTTTTGATAACTTATTTTGATAAAATTTTGATAACCGTTAGCAGGCTAACAAAATAAATATCCTCCGGCATAGCCGGAGGTTTTTCAAATGCGCCTGTAAGGCTCTCTTACCAGCCGCGCCCTAACAG